TTCTCAGCAAATTATCATTGCACCGCACACTTGCTATTATGCTGAGAGCGATCTTCGTGACGCTCAAGCATTCCCCGATCGTAGCATCTGGAATGATACTGAGACGGTGAAGTTCGTGCAACCGCAAGCATACATTCAGCACGGTCAAACGTCCTTCGCTGATGTAGAGGAAGTCTGCAACTTTGCCCGTCAAATGGCAACTGTTGTGACCTTTGCAACTGATAAGGAAGCGGCAAAGATTAAGCAGCAACTGAATGCTTGCATCCGTGAGAATCGTCCTGTTGTGAATAGTGAATTCGACTGCGATCCTAACCTGCTGGGGTTGTGGGCACTGGTGAAATCTATCAAGGCAGATTGTCTCTATCTGTGCCGCAATGATGGTCCTGCCGCTTACATCGGGCAGGAGAGAATCGACTCTGAAGGTTACGTACTCACCAATGAGTTTGGTATGTTTAAGTTGGTGAATCGTGAGGCATTCTCCTATCATAATTTCAACAGCGGGCGCTTTCAGTGTGCCAGTTGAATAGGTGGCACAACCCCACCAGGGTGCCCGCACCGATACCCTATACTAAGGGCATCGGAGGGGAAACGACCCTCCACAGCATTCCCCCTGATGACTCTGACCGCCACCCTTGAGAAACTCACCGCCTTTGTGGTGACTGAAACCAACCGCTACGTTAGTGAAGAGTTCCGCCTGTATGGTAAGACTCTGCAACAGATTAAAGATAGCGGCATGGAAACTGCAGACTTTACAAAGATCTTTCAGTACATTGTGAATGAGGTGATTGAGGAAGGAATCCGTCGCCTTGGGATTGATGGTCGCCGTGAGGAAGTTGCCGGGTATGATTACATCATCGAAGGTCAACCTGTTGAGTTCAAATTGATGGGCGGCGAGTCTAAATCGTCCTTTGCCACTGGTAACAAAACCTCTCACTTTGGTGGCAAAAAGACTAACCTTGTGTGGTCGATTAAGTACACCTTCAGTGATAATCAAATCGACAACTTTGGTATGGTTTTGATTGATACCAATCTCACCAAATCTAACGTTTGGAAGTCTTCCTCTGGTCGTAAAGATTCCTTCTCTCAGTTGCAACTTTCTATCGGTGAAGATAACTGCATTCTGTCGCAAATGGGCATTGTGAAACCTGCTCAAAAGTGGTTGCAGTTCCTGCCCCTGCCCACTGCCGTCCTGCTGGGGTGACAATCCACCAGGTGGCACACCCTGCCCCCTGAGACCCCACCCGACCCCTTACACTTAACAAGTCAACCGCAAACGACCCATGCGCTACAACCCCGCCACCGACCGCGCCCTCTATACCATCGATGAGATTGCCGCCCAGTGCCGCGCCGCTATCCTGAAGGCAGAGCGCCAGCACGTTGAGCAGGTCGCTGACCGTATCTATGATGAGGTGCTGAGCTTTGCCCGTTGGGAGAACGACGTTTTGGTTGCCGCCTGACCTGCTACAATACTCTCACCCATCCGAGTCACGATGTCCCGCCAGCAACGCCACACTCACAGTCTCCGTTGCAACAGTCACCAGATCCGCGCGGTGCTCATGCATGGACCCCGCTACGCCCCGGTAGAATATGTGCCACTCGTGAAGGTGACCCACGGCAACGCTGACCCTGACCGCTGACCCTGTAGAATTCTCTCACAACCGCAACCGACCCATGCGAATCGAAGTCCGTTACCAGACCCCCTACAACCACACCGAGTGGCGCTCGCAGTGGTTTAAGACCCTGACCGAAGCGGAGCGTATGGTAGACTTCTACCGCTCCTGTGGGTCACCTGCTCACGTTGCCCCCAGCAGTCTGGCACAGTTCGCCCGCTGACCTGCTACAATACTCTCACCCCACACCCCCCGACATCATGACCGCTGACCTTGCCATCTCCCTGCTCCGCCGTGGCACCAACGGCACCCAGATCCTGGAGATTCTGGAGACCCTGACCGCTGAGGTCGAACAGGAGAACATCGCTGACTTCCTTGCCCATGCTGCCACGCTGCAGGAAATCCAGTTCTGAAATCGCACACCCCCTGCCTGATTCGTCGGGTGGGGGGTTTACACTAAGGCATACCAGAGCAAACGACCCATGACCCGCTACGACGTTATCTGCCCCTCTGCCCCCTGGGAGAATCACACGACCGATGAGGAGCGTGCCTGGGATCTGTGCTACTCGCTGTCTGAGGAGTATGGTTACGCCGAGGTCCGCTGCAACGGGGTCGTGATTGGGGAGTATGGCAACCCTGCCACCTTCCTGGGGTGGCGCTGACCCCCCGATCTGCTACAATACTCAAGCAACCGACACCGACTCATGACTGCTTCCGAACTGCTCTCCTTCTACGCCCCCGGCACCACCTTTGCCGACATCCTTTGGGATTGCTCCCATCCTGCCAACGACACCGTGGCATGGCACATTGCCACCGAGGCAGCAGAGGTCCACTCCCTCATCCCTGAGTTTCTGGCAGACTATGGGCACATGGAAGGGGAGCGGATCGACTGCGGTGAGTTGCTCTCCTGGTTGGGGTATTGACCCCCGCACCGTGACCCTGTAGAATTCCAGAGCAACCGACACCCCTCCGATGTCCATCTTCCCCCTTTCCATGTGCTCCGACCTCCAGACCCGCCAAATCAAATGGATCTCCCGCGCTGACCAGGAGCGCAACGCTTACCGCCCCACCGGATACCAGCATTGGGGAGTGTCCGCTTGGGCAATCGCTGCCCAGTATGCTGAGGCACACCGTAACGACGTTCGTCAGGCGCAGTGGGGGTGACCCCGATCTGCTACAATACTCTCAACCGCAACCAACCCCCATGCTTCGCCCCAACGCCCGCCAGACCAAAGGACAAATCGCCAAAGGTGATGGCGCACTGAAAGGCACGTGCCCCGTGAATGGCAGTGCTGGTTCGGGTCGTGCCTTCACCATTACCCCCGTCGTTGGGTTGGGGCGTCAATGGGTCGGTGACAAGGACGCCAACGCCCGCCGCTTTGCAGAGCAGGCACGTGCTGACCGTATCGCTGCTGCCCGTGACCGCCTGCTGAATCGGGTGGGTCATTCGCCGCTCGCTGCCCGCTTCTGAGTCATTCGTGCGTCGGCAGTCATTCGTGCGTGTTTGGCAGGGGTCCGGGATTTATGCCCGCCCCGTCGGGCGGCGTGTTATAATATTATAAAGGTTAAACCCCCGTATATAAAATCGATGGGTCCCTGTAACCTACAAAGTGTTACGGAAGCAAGCTAATTATTACATTGAAGATTAAAAATTTTTTTGCCATATATAAAAACGAAAAAGGTTGTTTGTTTTACACATATGAAAAAAAATTCCGGGGAAATTTTTGAGACCATAGAGGTTGATCCAGTTAGCGGTGATTATTACATCAAAATTCCAGGTGAGATTATGAATGAACTTTCTTGGTATGAAGATACTGAGATTTCTTTTACTTTAGATGGTAATGATATTATTCTATCTGAAAGAAAGGAAGATTGACATTGAATACATAATGTTGTATGATACTGAAGTAACTACTTTCTATTATGGCTAAAGGATTTACGGTAAAAGCAAAATCGCCCGTCACTCAAACAGCAACAGAGGAATGGGATTATAATCTTGCAAGAGAAATGGTAAGAGGGAAATCCATTGTCTTTTGTCTTCCTGGGCGGGGTGTTTCATATACCTATCTGAAAAACTTTGTGCAACTCTGTTTTGATTTGGTGCAGAGCGGGGCAAGCATTCAAATCTCACAGGACTACTCTTCAATGGTCAACTTTGCCCGTTGCAAGTGTCTTGGTGCAAACGTATTACGTGGACCAGATCAGGTGCCATGGGATGGTAAACTGAATTATGATTGGCAGTTGTGGATTGATTCTGACATTGTATTCAACACTGAAAAATTCTGGCAACTGGTGCTAATGGACAAAGATATTGCTTCTGGTTGGTATGCAACAGAAGATGGTCACACAACTTCGGTTGCTCATTGGATGGAAGAAGATGACTTTAGAAACAATGGTGGTGTGATGAATCATGAAACCGTTGAGAGCATCTCAAAGCGTCGTAAACCATTCACTGTGGATTATGCAGGTTTTGGTTGGTTGCTGATTAAGCACGGTGTCTTTGAGCACTCTGAAATGAAGTATCCTTGGTTCGCACCAAAGATGCAGGTTTTCGAATCAGGAGAAGTGCAGGATATGTGCGGTGAGGACGTATCTTTCTGTCTGGATGCAAAGGAGGCAGGATTTGAAATCTGGTGCGATCCACGCATTCGTGTTGGGCATGAAAAAACAAGAATCATCTGAGAAAATGGCAGAGGAAACGTATAACATCATCTGCAAGGGAAGAAAGATTTATTCCTCACTCACTGAAGAAGAATATTTCAATGTAATGGAGGATCTGTCGATTGAATATTATCAGACAGGTTCTCCACGCCCTGAAGATATTGAAACAGAAATTATTGGAGAATTAGATTAATGGCAATTAAAAAATCACTCAGCGGCAATAAAATCATCGAGTCTCATCCAAAGAATACTCGGCAAGGATGTGGGTCTAATACCAAGTATGCAGCGTCTTCTCGCAATAAAGCTCGTAAAAAATACAGAGGGCAAGGGAAAGGATAATCAACCAAGATGTATCATTTAGATGGAAATGATGAATGGAATACTATAAATTCATCAGATCTTTGGGTATACAATAAATTATTTTTAAGTCGGATGTTGGGGTATACATGTGGTCCTGTTGGGACTACAGTTCCCAAACCCGACTTTTATATTGTTCGACCTTCTTTTAATTTACTTGGAATGGGGCGTTTTGCTCGTAAAGAATGGATTGAAAAACACACCGATAATATTCATCCTGCAGAATTTTGGTGTGAAATTTTTGAAGGCGAGCACATTAGTGTTGATTTTTATCATAAAAAAGCAGAATTAGTCGTAATTGGAACTCGGGATGATCATGAACCTCTTTATAAGTGGAAAAAGTGGCAAAAAATAGATAAAGATATTTCTTTTCCGGATATTTTAAACAATTTAGTAGGCAATTACGAATGGATTAATTGTGAATTTATCGGGGAAAATCTAATAGAAGTTCATTTTCGTAGAAATCCTGATTTTCGTTATGGAAATTCTGTTGCGATTCCCGTTTGGGATGATAAAAAAATCAAAAATATGAAATTCATTGAAGACAATGACTATCATCGTAAAGGTTTTTATATAAAATAAATAAATTTTTACCGCAAAATGAATTGAAACAGTTTTCGATGGGCAGACACCTACTTTTAGAGGTGTATGATGTAAAATTTGACATCATTAATGATGTAACTTCTCTCCAAGAAGCAATGGTGAAAGGTATAAAACGTGCCAATATGACGATTTTAAATATTTTTTCACATTGTTTCATTCCACAGGGATGCACAGTGGTCATTGCCCTTGCGGAAAGTCATGTTTCCTGCCATACTTGGCCAGAGGAAGGTTGTATTGCGGTAGATGTTTATACTTGTGGGGAAGGAAATCCTAAATTAATCGCTCTAGAAATGTTAAAATACCTCAATTCTGACAATTATTCTCTACGTGAAGTCGATCGTTAAATAGAAATAAGGAGATAGCAACCTCCTTTATAAAAGTTCTGTTTTATTTTTAAAACAGGAGCTAAAATGTCAAATTTACCAGTCGATCGTGATTCAAATTATATGAGAGAAATGTGGGGCACTACCCGCCTGATTACAGATTATGATACCGTATCACCAAAAAGAGTCATTCAAGAGGTTATGCACGATTTAGCACCCAAGCATGACTTAAAAAAACAACAAGAATTGCATGAAAAAATTCGCAATGATGAAGATTATGATGATTGGGAATATGGCACTGAACCTGGATATGGTTCTTCCTGGAAATAAACATAAATAATCCAAGAAATTTCATATCCAATGGCAGTCACACGAATATCTAGATCATTTAAGGATATTAGTCTGTCTTTTGATCCACATCCAGTGACAAAAGACCTGCCAATTTTGAAAAATCAAAATGCGATTACTCGCTCTATTCGCAACCTTGTAGAAACAATTCCAAACGAAAGATTTTTTAATCCAAATTTGGGATCTGATGTTCGTTCTAGCTTGTTTGATTTTGTTGATTTTGCAACAGCATCTGTAATTAGAGAGCAAATTATCAATACAATTTCCAATTATGAGCCTAGAGTTGATAATGTGGATATTGAAGTCAATCCAAGTCCAGATACAAATGAATTTGAAGTGACTGTAATTTTTGATATTATTGGGCAAGAAGTACCAACACAACAGTTTTCATTCATATTAGAGGCAACAAGATAAAATGCCTTTTACTCAATTTACAAATCTAGATTTCGATCAGATAAAAACTTCAATCAAAGATTATCTCCGTGCTAACTCTACATTTACGGACTTTGATTTTGAAGGATCTAATTTTTCTGTTTTAATTGATACGTTAGCGTATAATACCTACATTACGGCATTTAACTCTAACATGATTGTCAACGAATCCTTTTTGGATTCTGCAACTGTAAGAGAAAATGTCGTTTCTTTGTCTAGGAATATTGGATACGTTCCTTATTCAAGAAATGCTGCTAGTGCAACGGTTTCATTCAGTATAACCGTAGATCCAGATCAAATATTGCAAGACGGCACTCCCGTTTATACTCCGTCAGTCACACTACAAGCGGGTCTTGTATGCACAGGTCTTGTGAGAGGATCTTCATATGTATTTTCAATTCCAGAAAGTATTACAGTTCCTGTTGTAAATGGTGTTGCTTCATTTAATAATATTATAATTCGAGAAGGAACATTCTTAACAAAGAAATTTACTGTAAATGCATCATTAGACCAAAAATTTATATTAGATAATTCTTTTATCGATACCTCAACAATTAGAGTATATGTGAAAGGATTGAGTGATAGCGGACTCGGTTCTTTATACTCTCTAGTAGATAATATTTTTGAAGTAAACTCAAATTCAGAAGTCTTTTTAATCCAAGAGGTTCAAGATGAAAAATACCAACTTCTTTTTGGAGATGGTAGATTTGGCAAAAAACTTGAAAACTCTGCAGTGATTACTGCAAATTACATTGTAACAAGTGGTAAAGATGGAAATGGTGCCGATACATTTTCATTTGCGGGGTCATTTAAAGATGCCGATGATAGAAATGTTGTTGTAACGAATACAATCACTGTTACCACAAATCAAAGTGCTCAAAATGGATCTGAGATAGAAACTATTGATTCGATTCGTTATTTTGCTCCACGACTATATTCTTCACAGTATAGAGCAGTAACTGCAAGTGATTATGAATCGATTATTAAATCTAAGATTTATAGAAATGCAGAATCAGTTTCTGTTGTGGGAGGAGAAGAGTTAAGTCCTCCAGAGTATGGCTCTGTGTCAATTAGCATTAAACCAAAAAATGGCACATTCGTTTCAGATTTTGACAAAGAGCAAATACTTTCCAAATTAACTCAATATAGTGTTTCTGGAATACGCCCCAAGATAGTTGATCTTAAAATACTCTACGTTGAAGTTGAATCTTATGTTTATTATAATTACAACCAAGTTGGAAGCGTTTCCGATTTAAAAACAAGAGTAACCAATTCCCTTAACAAATACTCTCAATCTGTAGACTTAAACAAATTTGGGGGTAGATTCAAGTATAGTAAATTACTTCAGGTAATTGACAATACGGATACTGCAATTACCTCAAATATCACCAGAGTTAGAATTAGAAGAGATTTGAAAGCATTAATAGATCGTCCAGGACAATATGAAATATGTTTTGGCAATCAATTCCACATTAATGAAAAATCCAACAAAATTGGATATAATATTAAATCCAGTGGATTTAATATCAAAGATGAACCAGATACCGTATACTTAACGGATACTCCAAATGATGATGGGATTACTGGCGTAATTTCAATTGTAAAACCAATCAAATCTTCTGGAGTCGGTGTCGCAACAACATCATTATCTCCTTTTATTGTTGTACAGTCTGCTGGCATTGTAAATTATAAAAATGGTGAAATAACTCTCAATACCATTACAATTACAGATACTGATTTATCAAACGATTTGATAGAAATTCAAGCATATCCAGAGTCAAATGATGTAATTGGTCTTAAGGACCTTTATATATCATTTGATGTTTCGGAAAGTGAAATAAATATGGTAAAGGATACAATTGCATCTGGAGAAGATATATCTGGCGTTGTTTTTACAAAAAATTCTTATCGTTCAAGCTATTCAAACGGAAAATTAATGAGGTCGTAATATGATACAAACGGGTTTTGAGTCTAGGGTAAAAATACAACAAATAATCGACAGTCAACTTCCAGAGTTTATCTTAGATGAAAGTCCAAAGGCTGCAGAGTTTTTAAAACAGTATTATATCTCCCAAGAATATCAGGGTGGTCCTGTAGATGTTGCTGAGAATCTGGATCAGTATATAAACCTTGATAATCTTACTCAGGAGGTAGTTTCTGGATATACAACTCTTGTAGGAGATATTACTTTATCGTCAACATCTATTACTGTATCAAATACTAAAGGATTTCCTGCAAAATATGGTCTTTTAAAAATTGATGATGAAATTATTACATATACAGATTTGTCAGGAAATACTTTTACAGGTTGCGTAAGAGGATTTAGTGGAGTTACAAATTATCATAAAGACTTACAATACAGCGAACTAGTTTTTAGCGAGTCTTCTGCAGATTCACATACCTCAGGAGCTTCTGTACAAAATCTTAGTTCTTTATTTTTACAAGAATTTTATAAAAAGATAAAGTTTAGTCTAACTCCTGGACTAGAAGGTCTAAATTTTACAGAAGACATTAATGCTGGGAATTTTATAAAAGAAGCAAGGACATTATACGAATCCAAAGGAACTGCAGAATCTTTTAGAATTTTATTCAATGTCCTGTATGGAGAAACTCCAAGTGTAATTGATCTTGAACAATTCTTAATTAAACCATCAGATGCCGGATATATTAGAAGAGATGTTGCAATCATAAGTAATATTTCTGGAAATCCAACTAAGTTGGTTGGTCAAACAATTTATAAATCAACGGATGAAACTGGCACTACTGCTGCCGTATCTGAAGTAGAAACCATCACTAGAAATGGTATAACTTATTATAAACTTAATTTTTTTGTTGGATACGATGATACCTATCCTAACGTTACTGGAACATTTTCAATCACACCAAATACAAAAGTTGTTGAAGAAGTAACTGTAACTCCGTTAGATG